CTGCAAATAAGAACTTACCACCAACAAACAGTCGTGAGTCTAATGATGCAGGCATAGTGTCTATGTCAGTGTAACCAAGAGATGATGTTAGTCCTTCTAATGTTGTTCCTGTACTAGCAATAGTACCAACTACATCGGATATAGTTTCAGCTCTTGACCATTTTTGTAATTGCCAGTTGTAGATAAGAATACTTCTACTGCCTTCTACGTTAGCGTAGTTCCATACTACTAAGTTTTTAATAGGGTCAACTGCTGCACTGATTGTGTTAATTTGTGTAAGGTCTGCATGGTCAAAGAAATATCTGTCTACCTTCTCCGTTCCAATCCCGTTAACTGTTTGACCATCGGTGCTATACCAACCATCATCAGATAAGAAGAAACTCAAGTTACCATACTGTGCTACCGAGTTACCCTCTAAACAACCTAATCCGCTAGAAATAGTATCAAACTGAAAGAATAAAGGAGAGCCGACATACGATGCACGCACCAATGTCTTTTCTAAGAATATAATACCAAACTCACCACCCGTTACTGCTTGAATGTTTCCGCCATCAGGAATAATTTGGTAATCACTTTGACTTGTAGGACCAGACACCCAATCGGTTTCATCCGAAATATCCGACCATTGTACTTTGTCAAATTCATCGCCAGTAGAAATGTTAGCAGCAAACACAAAATCTCTAACAATCGCTATATCTTTTGCTACAGGTGCTGTTGCAGAAACATCAGCAAAGACTGTGGATACACCAATAGTCCATGCCTGTATTATTTCTGAATTATTGGTAGCAAGCACCACTTGACCGAATTGTTCAAATTTCCATGTGCTGTTACCACCATAACCACCAGCTTTAGAAGCATCAGTTAAATTAAGTGTGGTGTTATCTAAAACAAATAGCTTTGTAGCACTGCCTGCAAATACTTGTACGTTATCACCATACTTGGCAACAAAGACACTATTAAGGTTTTCAGTAGCAGAGTTAGAGTAATCTTCTGCACTAGGAAATGCACCGTATCCTATAGCTACAGGGAATACGTTTTTAGCATCGTTCAGTGAGCCTGCATTAGCAGGTTGATCTGGTAGCCATTCAGTAAACTGGATTCTTTGGTTAGACATTAATTTACTTGACCTCCTAGTATTGTGCCTGCTGTTATGATGTTAGTGTAAGATGAGCCATCTATTGCGTTACCAGCTGCTCCACCAACGTATAGTGTATAACCAGCTTGTTGAGAACCGTTAGCACCAGGAAGACCTAGATTACCACCGTTACCGCCTGGTCTATCTGAACCAGTAGAGCCATAACTAAAAGCACCACCTGTTGTTAATGTTCCGTCACCAGCTCTTGGAGCACAATATCTATCACAATTTATTCCTGCACCTATACCGCCATATCCAGCAGGTATAGCCGTGCTTCCAGTTCCAGTTGGAGGGGTTTGTAGGTTAGCGTTTGTTGCATTATGGTAGCCACCTGCACCACCACCACCGTTACCAGCACCATGATAAACTACTCTGCCTGATCCGCCACCACCACCGCCACCACCGCCACCTACAAGGTTGTTGTTGGTAAGGTTGAGTGTGTGTCTAGTGTAAATAGCTGTTCCACCAGGACTACCTGCGTAGCCAGTTCCTGCCCATCCTTCAGAGTTACTTCCTTTGCCACCATTACCACCACGACCAGTAATGCTTGATCCGCTACTAACATTTAAGTTAATAATACTATTGGCTGGGAAAGACCCTACATTAAAAGCAGGGGATGTGTTAGATGTAGATACAATGTTAGTTCCAGTAGCCATAGTGACGTTAGCAATGACCTTGTAAGTCTTTGTGCCTATCTGTGATACTACTTGATTCCACAAATTAAAGTCTTGTACTAACCCAGTTAGGCTAACATTAACCTCTACAACATACGCTTCTTTCCATACACCGCCATCATTAACAAATACTGCCTTTACTTCAGACCAAGTTCCACCCTGATTGATGTGGATAAAGTTAGACTTTTTATAAGTACCATCATCTTTGACGTATATACTCATGATTAAACAATATACCAAATATCGCCATTAGATCCACCTGTAGGTGAACTGGTAGATACCGTTCTTACTCCACCTGCGTTAGTACCAATAGTTACACCGCCAACAGTAGCACCTGTTATTGTTCCACCTGTTATAGCTACAGCGTTAGCGTTTTGTGCTGACATTGTGCCTAATGCTCCAGTCTTTGCTTGTACATAAGCTGTTGTTGCTATTTTTGTAGAGTTATCGGTAGCTATTTGCGTAGGAGCAGTAGCATTACCAGTTAATACGGTTGTGCCGTTTACGGTAAGATTGCTTCCTACAACCATACTATCGCCATCAGCACCTGTAATCATATTTTTTAATGCCGACATCAACTCTCTAATTGAGTTATTGATCGTACTGGGGGGACATCCTTCATTTATGTTAATACCGTTAATATCGGTATTCCCTGAAGCATTTGAATCGTATTCTGATATTTTAGTTTTTGCCATGTTTTATCCTTTTCGTTTCCAATCGTTATCACCTACTGTTGAATCTGTCCAAACACTACTTCCAGGAACGGTAGTAGTCCATGCCTCTGTGTCATACGTTACATCACTCCACTCCTCACCAAGTATGTATCCTTTTGCGGTTACGGTATTTGTTGCGGTAATGGAAGCATCAGCAAATCTTGTTACGCTTGAGAAGGCAGTTATTGTTGCTATGCCTTCTACACTTGCATGACCATTTGCAACCAATCCACCAAGAGCGGTTAACTCTGCTGTCCAAGTAACGCTTGCATCACCAAAAGTTATTTTAAAGCCGTCTGCGGTTAATGTAGCTTCAGCAGCAATACTTGCATTAGAGTATATGATAGAGCCTGAGAGAGCCACTGTAAGCGTTGCAGCACCACTTATGTCGCCTTCACCAAATGCTATATAAACTGCATTAGAAGTAACGGTAGCTCTTCCAGTGATAGATCCGTTAGCATCGTTAACTAAACCACCTAATGCTGACACTAATGCTGTAGCGGTAATATCTCCTGATCCAAGACGTATTCTAATGCTGTCAGCTGTTAGCGTAGCTATAGCGGATATAGATCCTGATGAGCTTCTTACTCTTGTAGAGTTAGCTACAACTGTGCCTACCCCTGTGATAGATGCAGAGCCTAGCTTGGCAACTGCTCCACCTACGGTACTATAAGGAGCTTCCGAAAATGATTGAAAGCCAAACATTAGTTACTTTCTAATGCTTGTATTCTTGTTTCTAAATCTTCTATCTTGGTAATAGCTTCTTGTAGTGCTTTAGTAAGAATAGGAATTAAAACTGTAGTTTTTACCAACTTCTTTTCAGGAGTTGTTACAGTAGTCACATTGCCATCATCGTCTGTTTCTTCGTGAGTTCTTTCAGCTTGAGTGTCCACTATATTTGGAAAAACTTGTTCAATCTCTTGTGCTATGAAACCTAGATACTTTTCTTCTTCACCAATTAAATTAAAGTTGCGAACTTGTAACTGTTTTACTTCTTCTAATTTAGATGTAGCATCAACAATGTTTTCTTTAAATCGTCTGTCAGATATACTGCCAAAAGTACCAGTAGTGTTATATGTTGAGCCATTCATTTTATGAATAAAACTTTCAACATTGCTGCCATTGCGAACAATTAATCCAAATGTCGCATCTGTTGAAGTGTTCATGTCAATTTGCAATCCAGAATCTGTAGAACCACCACCTACCCAGCTAGTTCCACCAATAAGAACTCGTCCACTAGAGTCTATACGCATGCGTTCTGTGCCTGCAGTTTTAAATGCAAGACTAGGTAGACCGCCAGATGCAGTGCTCATTATTTCACTTGTAGCACCAGACCCAGGGTCTTCTATCGTTATTGTTCTTAATGCGTTTGTACTTGCAGAAATGTGTAACCTAGAAACAGGACTACTAGTACCAATACCTACATTACCAGTAGTATAAGATATATTAGAACCTGAAGTTGTCCATTGGCTTGTGCCTGTTCCGCTAATAGTTCCAGATACTGTTAAGTCATTAGCTACCGTTACATTATCACTGCCGTCAACAGTAAGTATGGTACTTCCGTCTTGTTCTATCGTTGAACCAGATGCTGTGGGTTTTATACTAATAGTCATTACTGAACTCCGTCTAATTGTTCCTGTGTAGGCTTAGCTAATGTAGGGTGATTCCATTCTTTGATATAGTCACCATTACCATCGCTGTCATTCTGAAGCATGATTGTGCCTGTAGTTGGTACAAAGTCTTCTTCTGTTAAACTTGGGTAAAGTGTTTTAATTTTTTCGTAAAGTGTCATTTTATTTCCTTAAGCTTGTTGTATTAGAAACCCTTGAAATCTAGTTTGACTAAATGGACTATTTAATTTTGCTGTTGTTGCAGCAACATATGCTGATAAATTAACATAATCAGTTGACCCATTTAAATAATATAAGATTGTTCCTGGTGCATTAAAAGTACCAGTATTTTGATAATCAAAAGCTCTATTTGCTACACCATTTTTGTTAATCAAAACAATAAATCTAGATGAACTTACAGAAACTTCATTACTTACTGTTGTTGAAAACATATAATACCCAGCAACATTAGGCATAAAAGAATATGCTGGTATTCCATTTACTGTGCTGCCTGTATTATTAAAGCGACTTGTTGTATCAAATTCTTCTGCATCTAAAACAACTACTGTTGCAACAGCAGAAGATAGAGTTTGTTGAGCTGTTGGATAAGCACTAAACGCTGGAGCAGTAGCTGGTTTATATCCATTAGCATTGAACTGTCCTACCTCTGTAGGATTATCTGCATTACCTACACCAATCCTTAATGTTCCGTCAGGTGTTGCTGGTTGATAGATGGTGAAGTTATTAGTAGCTGTAGCATCTGTTCCGACTTGTAGTTTTTTTGATTTTACTGTACTCATGCAAGTTCCTCATCTGTTGGTCTTGCTAATGTAGGATGATTCCATTCTTTAATGTAGTCACCTTTGCCATCTGAATCGTTTTGTAATTGGATAGTTGTTAAGAAATCTTGTTGTTCTAGTTGTGGATAGATAGCCATTATTTTTTCATATAAAATCATTATGCTGCCCTCGCTAAAAAGCCTGAAAGTCTTGTGCTGGGATTACTACCATTTCCATATAACCCTGTTGCACCCCCTGTTTGATACGCATATAATTCCATATAATCAGTAGAGCCATTAAGATAAACTAACATTGTATTACTTCTAAAACCATCATCTAAAATTGCTGATGTATAAGCATCACCAAATTCTGAAACTGATGTTCCATTTTTAGATATTCTAACAAAGAAATTTTGTAAATTTCCACCAGCACCTCCATATACAGAACCAGTAATAGAATAATATCCAGCAACTGTTGGAGTAAATTGATATGTTGATGTATTAAAACAATTAGCTGTATCAAAATCTTCTGCTGATAAAGTTACCTTAGTCCATGTTGCAGAAGAAATAGTTTGATTAGAAGGTAAATAAGCACTAAACGCTGGACCAGTACCAGCAACCCCACTAGCTATTTTAGCTGCGGTAACTGCACCATCCTGTAAGTCAGCTGTAGCAATAACATTGTCTTGTACCTTATCCACACCTTGTGTGCCATAAACTTTAGTTACCATTATACGACACTCCACGTAGAGCCATCGCCTACTGTTATTGTAATACCATCAGCTACAGTAACAGGACCAGCAGTCATTGCATTTCTATCATCTGCTAGTGTGTAGTCTTGATCCAGTGTGGTACTGTTTTCTACAAAACCTATGCCGTTAATTGTTACGCTCATTCTGCTTCCTCTGGTTGGTTACCTTCAGCTACCCATTCTAGGTATTCCTGGTAGTCTGTGTTTGCTGGGTCAAATGGGATAAAAGCACCATCTGATATACGAAGAACTGTTGTACTAGGGCTAGTATTTATTAAGTTGTTTAATAGTTTATACATATTTATAGCTCCGCAGAAATTAAGACACGACTTGTACCACTACCACCATCATAAAGATAAGATGCTTGCCCAACAGTCAACCCACTCCACGTTTGTCCAATTCCTGTATTGTAAGTATTTGAAGGAAAAAAGGATGCGGATGCCGTTATGCTTTGTGGTAAAGAATACCAAGTTCCTGCGACAGTAATTGTTGGTGTTGCTCTTTTTTCTGTTTTAAACCAAAGATTGCCTCTTGTTAATGTACTACTTATTACAGCACAAACTGCATAGCCATTACTTGTAGACCCAGATGAACCCATAATTTCAAAATACCTCTGACACATAGCTAACTGCTGTCCGTATTGTAGGTTCTCAAAGTCTGTCGCTGTATCACCTACTTCTAGTTGTACACCTGTGATGTATAAGGTAGCACCTGATGTGCCTACTACTGATGTTGCACCTGTAGATGAGATATAGTTTGCAGCTGCCCATGAACCAGCAGTGCCTGACCTTGTAGAGCCTACGCCTAATCCAAAAAGTAATGCAACTCCTTTACCATTATCTGTTACCCAAGTTCCAGTTGTATCACCAGGAATAGTTATTGTTTTTTGTTCCCAAGTATTAGCTACTGAAATTGTATAACTAAATGGATAACTTCTATTAGCAACAGAATTTCTTAAAGCACCACCAAAAGTTCCAGTTAAAGAACTACGAACCCAAAAAGATATGGTAACTGTTTTAGCATCAGCAGTTCCCCATGCTAAATCAGCTATATTGTAGCCTTCAATGTTGTGAGTTATTGAAAAATAATCTCCAGATGTAATAGAATAAGAAGATGTAGAGGTAGCTCCTAAATAATTGGTAAATCCTACTGGTGGGGTTACTGCTCCTGCATCTTGTTGAACTGTATATTTACCTAATGGGTTTATATATGTTTGCCATCTATCTAATGTATATCCTCCATTTGCAGGAGTAACACTAGCACCAGCGTTTCTCTGGTCAATCCTCATATTACCATTAATGATTCTGTTCTTTGTGCCTGCGTAAGAGTTAGGTAGCCCTGTTAATTGAGAACCATCACCAGTTGTTGTTAGCAGTGTACCGCTACTTGCAGGAAGGTCTAATGTATTAGTCCCTGCAACTGCTGGTGCTTGTATCGTTAGCTCACCAGATGTATCGCCTTTAAGTTTAATTGATGCCATTAGTCTGTTACCTCTACCCAGTTAGTTGTAGCTTCATCCCATTCATACATCTTGTCATCATCTGGGTAAGCTACTGGAGCATCCCATGTCCATGTAGTTTCGTTTAGTGTCCATGATGGGTAAGGTTGTGGTGCGTAGAATACATCATTAGTTGCATCATAGGTAGAACCTACGCCTGCATAATTACCTCTTAAAGGTCTGCCTTCTGGATGCTGATTAGCGTGTGTATTGTAAGATGTTTGTAGCCAAGTACCAGGACTAGAGTCTACGAAAGTATCAAAGAAGTTTGCTTCTGCGACAATGACTTGTTCTACTATTCCGTTATTTACTTTTGCGTAATGTGCCATATATTTCCTTAAGCTGTATAGCTACCTGATGATGTATATTTAACTACTGTATAGCTTCCGTCTGTAGTCACTGTAGGTGAGCCTGTTGTAATGCCTGAATAAACTGATGTAAGAATACGGAGAATAACTATTCCTGAACCACCATTTCCTCCAACATAAGTAGTTCCACCTACATCTCTACCACCGCCGCCGCCTCCACTACCTGTATTAACTGTTG